GAAGGAAGATTCAAGCCGTCCATGCGTAAATCGACGGCATCTTTGGCCGGATATAAAAAGACCTCGGCAGGATCCGTTGTTGCTTTCTGTTTCTTGATTAAGATCCAAGCACTGGCGTGTTGATGTTTGCTCAAGAAGGCAACCTGATGCGGCCGCAGAGTGACCGCATTTGTTTTGGTAAATTTTAATTCTATAAGATGGAATTTACCCGACTCATCGCAGACCAATAAGTCTGGAATCCCCTGCATGACCCAAGACTCAAGACGAGTCAGTATCAGGTTACGGTCTAGTTTTCTGAGGCTATCCTTTACCTGACGATAAAAGCCGCTCTCCCTCTTCAGAGCTACCGTCGGAATCGTGTGATCGGTCTGTAATGTCAATGACGTTTCCCTCATAGGTTTGTTTCATTTCATCAAGTGCCCGCATCACTTCTTCTTTGCTCATCGAGTCGATAGACCCATGCCTGATTTCTGATTTGTTAACGTAAATATCACCATGTGCCTGACCCCGACGATACTCGGCTTGGACTGCCGCGGAGTACGCCCCGTTTTGCAAAGCCTGATCTCGGATAATTTGCAGATCCCTCAGATGCCGTTGGTAGTTGACGCCATACTTTGCATCCAGTTCATCCCGATAGGCTTTGATGTACGCAACGACGTGCGGACAGACATTTGGATTGGTCATCTCAGAAGCACGGACGTGTGCGCTAGTCGGGGGATAACCCGCATTGATCGCGGCCTCCCGTAAAGTAATTTGACCGTCTTTAGATATAAGCTCTTTAACAAATAGCTCTTGTCTACGAGTCAGTGGGCGTTTTCTAAGTTTGTCCAATCGCTGCTTTTGTGCTATCGGATCCTTAACAACTCTAGGCATGATCTCTCCATAAACTTTGTATGGTTTCTAAAAATAGCCTATCTATTTATATAGAGCAAAATTTACAAAAAATATTTTTTCTTCTTCCCACCCCCTTAACGCACTTTCTTGTTTTTCGAATAACGGTTACATATTTGGGGTTACAAGGTGTAACCAGTTTATGTAACCAGTGAAAGTCTTGCTATATAGGGGATAGAGACTTGTTGGTTACACGGTTACACCGGTTACGGGCAGATTTTGAAAAAAAATATTTTTTAATTTTCGGGCTATATAAGTAACGTGTACTTTTTGTAGCCCCATAAAAAAAGCCCCGTGATCCGTGACCTCCGAGGCTTTGTCCGCAACACACCACTGCCGCAAAGTTACATCTTATTGTGTTTCAGCAACTATTCGATGAAAATCAACATCTTTTATCTCATGGACATCATAGTCTTTCCAAAGATCTCTGCTGTATTCGACTTGGAAAGTTTTATCAGCAATTTTAACTGCCTCGTCCTCGGTTTCCGCTTCAACTTCAAAGACCATACGGCCTTCTGGATTAATCGGAGCATAATATACTTTAAAAGTTTTCATCATCTCCGCCTCCTACGCGGTTTGACCCGTTTTTTACTGGCCTTCTCCCAAGCCTCTTCGCCATAAATTAACTTAGCAATCCACTCAATTAAAAACATCTCTTTAATACTCCATGCACTCATCTACTGTATTAGATCCAATCAAACGATATGCTTCGTTTAGCCTGACAAGTTGCCATTGGATCCGTTTTTCAAGCCTCTCTGCAAAGCTGACCAAGATCTTGCGATCATCTTCATGGACACCCAGTAGTTGTAATTGAGTTTCCAAATCTTCAGATCGATAGATATCGTCTTTCAAACGAGGAACCGACGCTACTGATTTAATATTTTCAACAATCCCTGCAACCAGTTTTGATGCCGGCGATTCCTGCTGTTCTTCTAACCATTCTTTACGAACGATATGTGCATATGAACTCACACAACCTGTCGCGCTCACAATTTCTTTCAGAGTGGCGTTTGGACTCTTATTCAAGAACCTTTTAATTTTTAATTTTCGTTTAGCAATTCGCTTTTTAGCCATGTTACTCCCCTACGACTGCATTTAACGAACGCTTGTCCGCCTTCGCAGTCACGTTGATTATTAAGATATAATTACCGTTATTTTGTCTTTTATAAGACAGAGCGATCAGATCCCCAATCTGCGCTTGTTTTTTGATACCAGACATACTCACTCGTCTGTCTGACCTGTTGACGGTTCGATAGAGATTGACACGACAAGGCGTCCCATCTTCATACTCACCTTCGATGCTGATCTTTTGGCCGGCGGACATTTGTTCCATGTCGTGGCCTAAAAGCAAAGCAAGTTTTCTAACACTGGCGTTCGCGTCGATAATTGACTTATCGAGCATGGTTTTGGTTAAGCGGATTTTGCCAACGTCGGGCGACAAGCTTTCGATGATTGCTGTTTCTTTGTTAGTCATCTTCAACCTCCTCATGGCAAAGTCACCTCCCCGCCACACTCACACTTGGTTGGCACTTCATTTTCGCCGAGCATCGCACTCCACTCATACCCACATTCGGAACAGTGGGGCCGTGTGTTACTCTCCTCAAGAATATAAGAATCACAGAAGCCAACGGCCTCCTTTATCTCGTCATCACAAATATTGATCGCGCGTCTGATGATTGCATAACGGATCTCAGATGGTTTTAGAGTCTCTCCACGCTCATCGTTCGCTACGATGCTGAACCCGATATCGAACAAGACGTTGTACTGTTTAGTCATCTTCAACCTCCACCCAACCGAAGGCATCTCCAATATCCACCTTTGTCCAAATTGTTGCGGTATGATCCTCACCGAAAGGCTCTACTTTCGAATCGTTAACCATTGCCACTGCCGCTTCCTTACTTTCGGCCTCAACCTTATATAAGAACAAAACTTCTTTTAGCTCTCTTACAACGAAATTAGTCATCTTCGCCCTCTTCTAATCAACTTGGTCAATAGAAATAATGTTGTATGGCCAAAACATCGATTCAATTTGTTTAACGGAGTCCGACATTACATAAACGAAAAAATTTGGATCGTCTTTTGTAAAGCCGGAAAGCTCAACGTAATATTTCATTTCAACCTTTTCTTTTACCGCCTCTGGGTCTGGATCAAAATCTGGATCCCGAGTAACAGACCACGCCTGCATGGCATCAAAATCAATAGCCGCAGTTGACGCTCCGCGATGCCAAATAGCACCGCCCATCTCAAGCACGTCAGGCAACGCCTGCTCAAGCACGTCCTTATACTCATGGCGGTCGAACCATTCACACGCAATTTTTTGCGCTTCTAAGCCTGCTTGTTCCTCAGTCTCGGCCACCACACCTATATTGGTTTCCACGTTGAACACGACTTGCGTGTCCACCTTCACATACCAACCCTTACTCATTGTTACTCTCCTCTTCAACTGTAAAAACGACGCACAATTGAACATCAGTTTCGATCCACTCTTCCCACTCATACCAATCATTGCCTGTTTGTTCTGCGAACTTCATTAACGCTTCTATTAATTCCTGCCGTTGCAAGCCTTTTTTTAATTTAGTCATTTTCGCCCCCTATCATTACTTCATGCTCTGTTTTCACAGTCACAAAATGCCAATCATAAGCATCAAGATTCTCATCAAATAATCCTTCTCTTTTGAGATGCTCCAGATGCTCCTCGGCTTCTTTTTCTGAGGCGTGTGAACATAGATCACGGAACACCTCAATATTCAAAACGTCTTTGGTATGAACAGAAATAACAGTCCCAACGTCCCTGCTTTCTACAATTTTGAAGTCTTTGATTCTGGATGAATCGGATAGGTTAAATCCGTCAATGAATGCTTTTGCCTCGCCTAACGTATCAACAGGCCAATCCAAAGTGTTGTTACTGTTAGGCCATGTTCCTCTGACCTTATAAGAAGCCATTACTTATTCTCCTTTACATAATTCATGTTAAAAGCACTCCCACTCTTTTTGTTCGTTAAGGAATTGCGCAATCCCCACTTCTTCATCATGTTGTTCAGCCGCATAAGTCTTCAACCTCAAAAAGATATGCCGTGTATCTTCACCTTGTAGCTCTACGGTTTTACCGTAACGACTCAATGCAGCATCGCTGTCACCTAAGTTAATTTGGTCGCGAGTGTTGAGATAGCGAACCTTTCTGGTAATCAAAGGAACTTTTTTAACCCACATAATTTAAACTCCCATAGTTTTAGTGAACCGTGAGCCTAGCACCGGTATGCGATAATTGCAAATTATTGTCGCTTCTATTATTGATTTTCTTCTCGCTGATCTTCTCTGCCCAGTTCATAAGCATCTTTGAGCATGACCACAAACTGATAGTTAGCTGACGTATGCTCCAAGGTTTCCACCGGACAACTTGCAGGGTGATCTCGTTGATATTGTGCGGCTTCTTTCCGAGTCAGGAAGTACCGTGATTCGTGATCCGCCGGATTTTTCACGCGATAGATGTTAGGCATTGCGATCTCTGCCCCACAATTTTTTCCCAACCCAAACAGCGAAAGTAATTTGAGCGATAACCAAGATCCACCCAGTGATGGCCATGATTAGGTAATAGGTTGATGATTCAAAGATGGTCGGTTCGGTCATCATCGATCTCCTTGTCGTTGAGGTCTATACGAAAGTGTTGATTGATGTCATCCCACAACCATGAACTCTCCTTCACCTCACGAAAGCAAGGATCCGGTTTCTCTTCTATTTTTAAAATTGTTACAAAGCCCTCGTCGTCCTTTTCGTAGGTGACTTCGTAATCCTGTTGGATGTCATGTTCATAATTAACGTGACTCACAACGCGCGTAAAACTGCCCTTAAACGTCTTCATCTAAGTTCTCCACCACAACTTTCATTTCACACCAATCAAAATGTGGCTGATGTTTCGTCATAAAGTCGTTACACATTTCGGTAATTTGGTCGATCATCTGCTGATCGGAGGCGAGACAAGTTAACAATCCGTCACCGGCGCGGCGTTCATCAAACTGATCTAAACAAGTGTAAAGATCGGGCGAATATCCGGCGGTCTGAATGATATTGATCTGAACCCGTTGAGGTTTATCGTTGGTAACCTCGACGATAGCTCGCTCTGACTGTTCCTGGGTTTCTAAAATTTGCTGACTCAATCTTTCGACTTCCGCAGTCTTTTTGCTGAGTTGATCTTGCAGACGTTGAAAAGAAGCAGACTGCTGATTGTGCAGTGTCGCCAGAGCCGTGAGTTGATTCTTTAATAGTTCGTGCATGATGTTTTCTCCCGTATGTAACAATTGTAATTTATGCGATAAAAACAAACATGTCAACAGTGGGATGAAAAAAAGCCCCGAGGCTGATAGGGACAACCTCGGGGCTTCTGCGTCAACTACGGGAATATTTGACTAGGCTTACTATAATTCTTTATTGGATTTTGTCAACATCTTTTTACGTTCATCTTTTCTGGCAATGTCTGCAACCAGTTTTGCAAATCTAGATAATTCGTCATGATTAGCAAAAAACCCACGTCCACCAATGGTTTCAAGCTCTGGGATAATCTTAATCCCCGCCTGTTCCGCCAGTTGATAGATCAGGTTTTTGTTCGACATCTACAATCGTCATATCACAGTTCATACAGTAACGACGGATCCCATCGTCATCCTTGATAAACGATAAAGCAGTGTCGCACCGTGGGCAACGGTTCGCGGTCAATCGCTTGTCGATTTCGTCTTCAGTTGTTTCGTCGAAGGGCTGTGGATTCAGATTTAAGTCTTCTTCACTACTCATACACACTTTGTCTACGCCGATTATCTTTCTTTGGATTATACGGTTTTTTGTTTATCTTACTATCTACCGGTTCGGCGTCGTTTCCCTTGATCGTGTGCGTAGTTTTTAGGGAGCTAATTGGCGTTTTCTCGTTATAACTTTCATAGATCACGCGCAGTTGTCCTGAGATCGTGCGGCCTTCTTCTTTCGCAGTCGCCTTAATACTTTCGTAGATTTCTCGCGGTACGAGAATCGATTTCCATTTTGACGTATCCATAGCCGATCTCCCCTCAGTTCTATCTGCGAGTATATGCGATAGTATAGGAGTTTACAAGAAAAAGGCCGTCTCCCCTCAATAGCATTAAGAGACGGCCTACCTATTCCGAAAATTACACCTTTATGATTACAGAGCCTCAGTTTTGACTAACAATAATTGTGATACTTGATCCTCAACGAGGACAATTATTGTAAGCATTTCCGGCCGTTCACAGGCGGTTATCCCTGTGTAAATGGAGTGGCTCCAACCTCAATGAAAAGTAAACCATTAATATGCGATAATGGCAACCTATACTTTAGTCTAATAAAAAAGCCGCCCGAAGGCGGCTGTGGTTATTTTTTACTGATCGTCACCTTGAAGTGCTTTTCGTTACGCAGACAATTACTGATGTCAATTATTGCTTGACTCAACTCAAAAATTTGATCTTCAGTCCAATCGAAACCATTTCTGTCTTCAGACAAGTCTTCGCTTATATGAATTGAACCCTCGTCTAAGACCCATACTAAGCCTTGCGCTAACTCTCTATTTATTTTGATGGTTGTAATGCTCATTATTGTTTCCCTATTAAAAGTGCCGCCCTTCGGGGCGGCTGTGGTTATTTTTTACTTGAGAACACCCAACTAATATCTTCAGTAACCGTCACGCCAAACTTAGCGTCGTATTTCTGGTTAGCCTTTTTCGCATGTTCTCTTGCTTCAGCAAACGTCTTAAACTTTTCCCGCACAACAAACCCATCGGCCTTCATTGCGGCCATTCCTTTGCGGTAGATCTCTCGATCTTTTTGATTCTTCCGATTGCTCTCGCTAGAGAGAACGAAATACTCGTTTCCTTCTAAGACGTAAGATGGTTCGACAACGTCAAGTTTCGACTTGCGTAGCTTGGTCATAAATATTCCCCTATTAAATTGTTAAACATCAATGAGTTGGGGCTACCAACTCATCTGACATGATAAATCATGTATGCGACATTGTCAAGCATTAGAGGTAAACCAATGTGGTATTAGTCCCATACCAATATCATATGGGTCTCATAAAAAAGCCGCCCCGAGGGGCGGCATGATGAGGGAGTTAACATGAAAAATAAGGCGGCCGCTTACTCCGCCTCACCCCAACTCGCGCCGATCTCGACATCGCACTTGTTGGGTACTTCCAACGGTACAGCATCTTCCATAATTTTTGCAAACGCCAAAGCCTGTTCGCGATCCGTGACCGACATAGCAATCTCGTCGTGTATTTGCACGAGCGGCAAGTGTCCTGCCTGATACAAGTTGACCATCGCTTGCTTGGTCATGTCCGCGGCCGAAGCTTGGATCAACCTGTTCAACGCTTTGTAGGTGTAGGCTCGTTTGAGTCGGGTCGTTTCGCCGTACTCCTTTACCGCCTCCCGATACGGCAACGCCTTGTTCATGGAAAAAGTATCGGGCTCCCATAAATCAAAACGACATCTGCGTCCCAGAATCGAGCGCACGGATCCTGACGCCTCTTTATCATTCAGTCGATTCATGACACCCGTCATTAAACCTTTCACAAAGGGTACGCGGTCGTGATACTGGTTAATTAATTTCTTCGCCTCTTCCAACGGTATGTCTAGCTGTTCAGATAGCTTGTTGACACCCATGCCGTACATCATCCCCAGATTGATGGTCTTGGCTTGTTTACGGCCAATGTCTGCCATCTCCGCTACCATTGTATGGAAATCGGTGTCGGGATCTTCGTGATATCGACGCACAAACTCTTTCGCTCCCTGCAACGGGATACCTCGTGCTTTGCCATAGACGTGCGCGTAATGCACTAGGATCCGTGGTTCCTGTTGCGAGAAATCGATTGCTGCCCACTGCTCGCCTTCTTCCGGTAGGAACAGACTACGGATCATCGGCCCCAGTTCTGGGTCGCGAGCCGGTATCTGTTGCAGATTAGGATTGTTCATTGATAGCCGGCCTGACACCGTGCCACCAGAATCAGATCGGTTTTGGTTGATGTGACCATGAATCCTGCCGTCGGCACTGCAATATTTCAAAATGTTATTGATGAACGTCCCTGAAGTTTTGTTAAGAGCTCGCGCTTCTACAATCATTCGTGCGAACGGGTGTTCATGCTCCGACAAGAACGTCTTCGTGAAGCTAGGATTGCCTTTCTCCGTCTGAGAATACGGAATGCCGATTTTGTCGAACGCTTCAGCGAGACTTCTCGCCGCCCAGATTTCAACATCAAACCCTGCCTGTTTTTTTATTTTTTGTAAAATTACCTGCTCACGTTTGATGAGCTCGTTGCGGGTGCGTTCTGCTCGATCTTGATCGACACGAACACCGCGATACGTCATGTCAATTAAACACGGCAAAAGTTGTAGCTCCAGATCGACAATACTGTTCAGCCCCTGTTTGCCGATCTCAACCTTCATATAGTTGTAAAGTTCTAAGGCTAACTGCGCGTCCGTCTCTGCATACGCACCGACATACATGGCCGGCATCTTCCAGAGCTCTGCTTTTGGGTCGAATCCAAAGGTGCGAGCGGCATCGATAAGTTCCTTATCTGATTTTGCTTTGTTGAGTAGGTCAAAGGACAGAGCGTTGAGGCTGTAACTGAACCTGTTTTCATCTAACAAACTGCCCAACAACATCGTATCGATTAGTCTGCCCTTGAGCTCGAAACCCTCTCGTTTAATCCAACCGGCGTCGTACTGGGCGTTATGCATAATCTTGTCGCACGGTAACTCAAAAACTTTTTTCAGCCACTTACTTACGATCCGCTTATCCAGATTGCCGCCGCCCTCGTGTCCTACAGGGATGTACCCTGACCAATCAGCGGTGGCGATAGCGTAACCAACGATTTCTCCATTACCGGTCGCCCATCCGGGGCCCATCTTTTTCAGATCTGGGTCGCGAGTTTCTACGTCAATTGCAATTTGTTTTGCGCCTGACAAGTCTGGTAGCTCCAACGGGGGAATCCATTCTGTTTTTTGTGGCGACATCGCCATCTCTAAGCTCACGATTACTCTCCTGGAATCTTAATTATCTTTGTATAAGGACTGGAAAGTATTTGGCAGACCGACGTAAGATATTTAGCATCAATTTCCCATACATCTTTCTTTTTAAGTTTTTTAGCTACCATCGTCACCAACGCCCGCTCCTTATTTATTTGCCTTTTCAAAGCCCTTACCTCGGCCCTAATATCTTGTAAAATAATGTTTTTCCGATTCTGCTCAGCGGACATTAAAAGCATTTGTTCGTAGCTTTTTAAAATGGAGTGTAATGTGTCTACATTGCGTATTGATGTGATGTTATTCATTACTGGTAATCTCTGGTGTAAACATCGCCATTTGCAAGCTCATATCCACATCCTTTTGATTTCAAACCGGCCTTCAAAAAGTTGTTGGATTTTTTTCAACTGACGCTCTGCTTCTTCCATCGTGGGAAAAGTATACCAACACTGGTTGTCATACCAGATTTCGAATTTCATAGCTCGTAACTCCTTGATACGTCTTCGGGCTCAACGATAAATAAATTTTCTTTGGTTCTTGTCACGCCAACGTAGAACACGCGGTGTAGATCGTCTGGATTATCCCGTGCGGCCTTTTCTGCGGCCGGCGATAAATCGGTGAAAAGCACCACATTATCTGCCTCGCCACCTTTTGACCCGTGGATCGTGGACACCGTAATACGAGGATCGCCGTTGAACTTCTCTCCACGTCGCAAGAGCGCGATAATGTAAGCCCGATCCTGTTCAGGTAACTTGTCCATCGCGATGTGCCAGATCATGTCTCTCTCCGCAAGGAGCCCGTGGTTCGCGATCAAGGTATCGAGATCAACTAAGTCCTCATCACCAAGTGCAGGCAATTTTTTATAACCACGAGTGACCCGCTCTTTCAGGCTCATAAACGAGTAAATGTTACGCGCCGTCTTACCACTGACTTCTTTGTTTTTACGCAGACCCTCCCAACCATTGACCGCATCGGCAATCTTTTCGCCGATAGATCGATGTCCGCGGTAATTGAACAGG